CCAGAACCGCCGCTCTCCGTTGGCGTAGGCGATGGATTCGGCTCGGGTGAGTCTCATGGTCTTCATACTGGTCCTCCACTGGCACGGTAGAGTGCTTGGGCGAGGCCGAATGGTCCTTCAGCGGAGCTTATCGGAGAGCGGCATGGACCATCGCAATAGGCTGTTTCTGGCTCAGAGTTATCTGCGTGATCAATGGCCGAAAACACGCGGTATGACCGACCAACTAGCTTCTTCCGCCACGCCTCGGCCGCCCGGATGCAGGCGGCGGGGTCGGTATTGTAGGCGGCGACGGGCTTCCACGGACCGTTAAAACGGATCTCGTGCGGCTCCGCGCCAAACTCGGTCGATACCTCCAGTCCCTCGCAATGCTCGGCAATCCATGCGTCGTGCGCTCTTGTCCAATTCATGCGATCCGATCCTTTCTACGCTCGATGGCGCGGAGTGCCACACGTTTTCTGATGTGATTCGCCAGCGCCTCAGCTTTTGTTCGCATCGGTCACCTCCGGTATATCGGCCAGTCGCTTCGTTAGAGCCGCGTTTATCCGCCGCGCTTCGGCAATCGCCATCTGAGCCGCCGCTTCCACATTGTCAGCGGCACCGATAAGCTGGCCCATTGCCATTACGTCAAATAACCCCGTGCGGTAAGTAAACGACAACTCCAGCACTCCGACTAGTTTCACCATATAGCACTGGTAATGCTCTCTCCATTTCACCCCGGCAATCTCTACCGTCTGCGGAGATGGCATCTTGAAATATCTGCTCATAGCTTCACCTCCTGCGCGGCTTCAACGGCGGCGATGGCGGTGGGGCCGCTACCAGTAGATCGGCCACCTGGCCCAAAATACCACTTAGCCCCTTGCGGCCAGTTCCGGCGTTCAATCATCGGGTTGCTACTCCGCTCCACCTTCGCCCAAGCCGCCGCGCAGCGGGCGAGGTCGGCGATGTCCTGCGAATCGAAATACGCGCCAAATCCATTGCTCGTGTCTTCGATGGCCTCGTTGCAGCGGTATACGAGGGCCTCCAGCCGTTTAGCGTCCATTGGTGGCCTCCAGTCGGTCGGCTTCGGCGTTACAGAACCGGGCCGCCAAGTCTCGGTTGTGGTAGCTCAATTCGCTTTTCGCGGTCGCCATAAAGAGCCGCGCCATTTCTTTTAACGCCTTCGCCTTAATCCGTCCCAGCGACTGCGGTGGGGTGCGGACGAGGGCGGACGAAGCATCTCTACCCGCAGTTACGACCACCGCCCACATCGACGATTCAGAGTAGCCGTTGACGGGCGGTTTTGAGTTCTGCCTTACCCAATCAAACTGGACTCGCGCTAGATCCAGCGCCCCGCGAAGGTCTTCGGCGTGCGCCTGGGCCTCGTCGCGCTCCCGCTCCGCCGCCGCGATCACCTCCGCCGCTAGATACTCGCGCTTCCGCGCTTCCCGTGTGATCGCCGCGTCCCGATTCTCCGCCGCCCAGGCCGCGATGTAGTTCCACGCCTGCGCCCGCGTTGGCTTCCAGCGCAGGTAGGCGCCGCCGCCCAGCAAAAACAGTCCAATCGTTGCTATTTCCATGTCCCTCTCCTATTCCGCCGCCGGCCGCGTCGTCTTGCGGCCAAATTGGTACTTCGCCAACTCCGCCAACGGGCAGATATACCGTTGCAACTGCCAGGCTTCCGTCCGCGCTTGCGCCGCCCATGCTGCAGGTAGCGGCCCACGGATCTTCCGCCATCGCCACGCGGCCATATACGCGCGTCGGTGGCACCGTTGGCACTCTCCGCAATGGCATGTTTCGCGTGGCATATCTCTCCTTTGTTTTCAGCGGGCCAGTGACTCCCCGGCCCGCCTAGAATTCAAATCCATCCAACAGGTTTTCAGTGGTTCGTGACGGACTACCTCTTTTCTGGGAGCTTTTCGCGCCCGGTCTGCCGTCCCGCGCGGATTTCCGAGATCGTGCGCTAATTTGGAACGGCAGGCCGCGGGCGGTTGCCCACGTGGATCAGAACGGGAGATCGTCGTCTCCCACCGCGAATGGGTCAGAGTTCGCCGGCCGCGCAGCAAATGGTGACGCCGTCGTCGTTGCCTTCGCAAAACCACCGCCGCCAGCCTTCGGCTTGCAAATCACCTGAGCCGAAGTGTCGCCGTAGTTGTTGACCTCGGCCATCACAGAGGCTTGCTGCTTGATGAGCGTGTTTTGAATGTGCAGAAGCCACGTTTCCGGGTGGACTAACCCTTCTTGATTGCACCCGAATTGCTTGCACCGAATCTGCGCTGCCTCCCATTGCGGCACCTTGCTTGCCGCCTTGTCTTCAGGGTTATTGACGAGCGAGGCCGTGAGCCACCAAACGCCCGTAATTAATCCGCGGTCCGACACATCGACGGTAATCTGGAGCCCTGGCGTGCCCTTCTTTTCGGACTTAATGTAATCGACAGCGGCAATCGTGCCGGTATACCATGCGCCATGATCAAACACTGGCCACCGCCACCGGTTCGCGGGTCAGTTCGGCTTCGAGCGCGTCGAGCTTGCTGGCAGACGCCGATTCAGTCGCCGCGATCACCGACTCCATGTTGACCTCGCCCATGTCGTACACCGTAGCCCCGATGACGTGCGGCGCAAACCAGCGGTGAAAATTTGAGATGCACCGAGCGAAGAGCATGTTCTTCGGAACTTTGTCATAATTCCCGGTCTTTTTATCCCCCCGAGCCCGCGCTACATACTCCGCTTGTTCGGCCTCTTTGAGCGTGAAGGACACCTCCAGCGGCTTGTCGTTGGCGTCCTTTAGCCATTCACCGCGAAGCATGAAGCGAAGCCGGACTTCCTGATCGGTCATCACCACCGGGCGCCAATCGTAGCCGGCTTGCTGAAGAAAGGTTGCGCGCGCCCCGGCGTACAGATTGGGTTTCCCGGTCTTCGGGTCCACCCAAATCATTTGCAGCGCGTGCGCCGTGCCAAGCCCGTAATCACGCCCCAGCGCAATCACATAGGCGCGAGGATCGTTGGAATAGGCGTCAGCGCAGAGTTTGTCCGCCTTCGCCTGCTCGGCTTGCGCCCGTGCTGAGTGGTTCTCCACAATGTCATCGAACACGCTGCGCGGTTGGCGCTGCGCCGTCGTTGCCGGTGCTTGTTCCGGCGTCTGTTGGGGGTTCATCTACTTCGTTGCTCCTTTAATCTTGAAAATCCGCAGCGGCCTTGAAACCGACCGCTTCAACATGTCCATGTAAACGTCCGGGTACTTCGTCTTTAGCGCGTCCGTATCAACGCGCGAAGTTTCCACCACCCGGAATAACACCCGCTCGTCCGCGCTCGTCCGCGCCTGTTCGTTGACACCCATCAGCGCGTCAATCCCCAGCCGCCGCGGTTCGTCCTCGGCGGACTCATCGCCCGTGCGGAGAACGTCGGCCATTTTCTCCGCACGCTTGATAAGGTCTTTCGCCCGCTGATACTCGGCCACCAAAGGTGCCAACCCATCGATCTGAACCAACCCCTGGTCGCTCACTGCGGACCACTCGTCGAGTTGGCAGCTAGGCTCCCATTGACAGGACTCGCAGCGCCCGTCGCGCTCCTCCAGCCATGCGGGCGCGACGCGCTGATCTACGTGGTGCGACAGGAACCAATCGACCTTCTCAGCCACGGCCGCCATCAGCTCCGGCCGCGCTTCGATTTCGTACAGGTCGAGTTGTCCAGTGTCACGGTTGAGTGCCGCGATGCACGCCCAGGACCACTTGAGGACGCGCATGTACCACTGCACCTGCATTAGATAGCCCAGCGGCACGCCGTCGCGCTTCCAGTCCCAGTAGGCGCGGTCGCTCACGGTCTTGATTTCCAACACGCCCGGCCCGCGCTCCTGCCCGACGATGGCGCGGTCCACCCGTTGCAGTTCGTGGCCGTTGGCGGTCGCCCGCTTGCGGCGGATCTTCCAATCCGGCCGCATTTCGGCGACGAGCTCTGTAATACCGTCCTCCATCAGCTTACCGGCCACAATCGGCCCGGTCATGCGAAATTCCCGATCAGGCGGCGCCCCGGTCTTCTGGTACCACAGTCGGCGGGCGCATCCGTAGGGCTTAAGGCCAAGGACGTGCTGAATATCGGTCCCGCCGATGAAGCCTTGCCGTTGCGCCGGATCTTGCGAGACTTCCGGCACATGTGCCGCCAACGCGTCGAAGCGGGGGACGTTGATGAATGTGGCGTCAGCTTTCGACATGCAGCACCTCGTCTGTGTCTGAGCCGGCAATCCAGTCTTCCACGTAGGTATCGCACTCAGTGGTTGATCCATTGATCGTCTCGGAAAAGTAGACCAGCTGACCATGTAGCCGGGTCACTCGATAGAGAATCGTAAGCCCTGGTTCGCTGTACGTCGTTATATCCCCCGGCCGCGGGTCTTTCCTCGGATCTCTTACCATGCCAACACCTCCCAAACCCACGAGCCAATCGCCAGCACGCCGCAAAACCACAGCGCGAGGAAGATGACTTCCGGCGTGTCATCGGTGCGCCGGGTCATCGGGACACCTCGCAGCACGGGCAAGTGTAGGCAAGATGAAAAGCCGCGCAATGTTGCGCTAATTTACGTTCCTGCTGTCCATTAGGCTTGCTTGTACCGGCTTCCCACCGGGACACTGTTTTCTCGCACACGCCCAAGCTTTTTGCGAGGTCGGATTGCGTCATGTACGCTGCACTGCGGTAGTACCAGTAGCGGTTTTTCGTCATCGCGTCACCGCCCAAGCCACCACCCAAACCAGCGCAGCCGCCGCCGCGATCAGATCCGAGCGCCGCTGAAGCGTCCGCAGGTCTTCCGGCCCGCCGCCCCAGCCGATCATGCGGCACCGCCAGCCGCCAGCAGCGCGGCAATAACCGCATCCCAGCTCGCGCCAGTGCGCCGCTTCATCGACCGCAACGCGCCCCAATAGTCGTGGCAAAGAGCGGCGTGCAGTTCGTCAGCGTTCGGCTTCACAGTGCGCCTCCGTTATCCTGAACCATGGCGCGCGCCTCTTCCAGCAGCACCTCAACCGCGTCAAAGTCGCCGCGATCGTTGGCGCGAATGGCCCGCGTCCAGAGGTCGTGATACGCCGGACCGGCGTCCATTTGCTTCATCAAGCGGTCGTTCAGTTCCCCCGCGCGCTTTGCCCCGGCTGGCAATGGCAGCGCGGCGGCGTTTGATGGGTAGCGTGTGGCTCCGAGGCTCATGCGGTCCTCCAGACACCAAGCTCGTCACCGAGGCG